ATTAATTACACCAACATCTGTCGATCCCAATTTTAATAGTAGTAAAACATATTCGATAAATGGTGCAAACACAGGACCATTTGAATTAATACGAATAGCAAATAATGTATTAGGTGGTTTGTGGTCAATATCAAAGTAAATTAAAAATATTTTTATATTATTATTTTATATATATGTATAAAATAAGAAAACTGAGAAACAAAGATTTATATAAAGTTTATAATACAGAAACTAAAAAAATATATTCTAATGGTTCTACAAAAGAAAATGCAAAAAAACAAAAAAAATTATTAATACTATTAGAAAAAAATAAATTGTCAGGAGGAAAAATGCCTGCTAAAGATTTAAAAAAATTATTAGATGCTTCTTATGATAAGAAAGAATATGATATTGATAATTACGATATAGATGAAGATTTAAGTGATGAGAGAGTAAAAGTATATAAAAATAGAGATAATGGAGAAATTATTATTTCACATAGAGGATCAGAAGATGCGCGTGATTGGATAGATAATGCTAAATTTTTATTAACTGGAAGTGTTAAAAATTCCAAGACATATAAATATCATAAAAATAAACAAAATGAAATTATTAATAAATATGGTAGAAATAATAAAATCACTACTATTGGACACTCAAGGGGTGCATTATATACTGATGAATTATTAAGAGAAGGATTAACAGATGAAGGAATAGCAGTTAATAGACCTTTACATATTCGTGATATAACAAATAAAAAACCTAATAATTTATATGATGTAAGGAGTAAAAACGATCCTGTATCTTTATTATATGGTTTAAAAAGAGATAAGAAAAATGATATAATAATTCCTTCTACAACCAATAATATATTAAATGAACATTCATATAATATTTTAGATAGATTACCGGAAAACCAACAAATAGGGGGTAGAAAAAAAATACTAATTTATTAATTTTTATTATACTTATATATAATAAAAATTCAAAATCCATATCTTATTTAATATAATAATAATAATATAAAAAGTTATAAGTTTTGAATTTTTATAATTATGTATATTGATAAATTATAAATCTTCATTTTTAACAATATATATGGATTTTTCAAACATACAAACAAAAGGAAAAGTTTTGAATATTGTGCACCATCTACTATCATTAAAATTTTTTCTAATATTATTTATTTCTTTTTTACTAAATCCAAATGATGAATTTAATAAATAGTTTAATTGTGAAGATCCTAAATTTTTAAAGAATGTTAAGCTATGCATCTCATTCAAAATTTTTTTTGTTTTATTTCTATCATTAGCAATATGATTTGTATATAAAATAGTAGTGTGCATATGACGCCCTGTTTCTAATAACATATTACTTATAGCATCTACTTTATTTTTTAATTGTTTATTACTGATTACATCACAGTCATCGAATATAATTAATGTATCATTAAATACATCTTTCGGTATATCAGAATTTAAAAATGTTTCATTTAATTTAATTCTTTTTAATCCTTTTATTTTATCTAATGTTGCATCTTTATCAACAGATGAAAATAAATATATACCATTATTTTTATATTTCTTTTTGTATTCTTCAATATATCTAGATGCATATGTCGTCTTGCCTGAACCACTAGCGCCGCATATATATAAAATATCTCGTTCCCTAGAACCTGGGATTTGTTGGAATCTTTCAAATGTATTATCAATTTTAAGATCATTAAATGATTCTTTGACTTTTGATTTATCGGATTCTACAGATATTATTTTATCTAATTTAACATTATTATCATTTTTTAATTTTGCTATTATAACTCCTACTTCTTCAAAATTCATTTACTTATATATAATATCTATATTATATTATTTAATAATTTTTTCTCTGTTATGTATTTAAAAACTTTGTCATTTAATTCATTAAATACATTATTTATAATATTTTCTATATGTTCTTTAACCTGATTTTTTGACATTCTTTTAAAATTATTAATTAATGTATCATACATAGCTTTTATATTTTCATCAAATGAACTAAAATTTAATGCTAATAAATTATCTAAAATTATATTTTTTTTTACTGGTCTAAATGTTTGTTCCATTAATAATAATAATGTCTTTAAATCAGAAATTATTTTATTTTGTTTCCCCATCTCACTATTAAATAAATCTTGAAATAATTTAATTTTTTTACTTCTTTCATCAAATATCTTATAATAGGAATATAATCGTTTCATAGCTTTGAAAAAATTTTTATCATTATAATAATAATCTTTAAATGATCTTAATAATGATGTTTTTATATTTTTTTTTACTATTTTATCATAATTAGAATTATTATTTATTTCTATATAATAATTCTGTGATATTTCATGTAGTCGTGATGTTTCACTATCTAAAAATAATACATCTAATTTAATAACAGATTTTTGTTGTAATGCATTTATAAACCATATTTTCTTATCTTCTATTACTTTATATCCATTCATCATATTTTCATAATTCCATCTTATTGGTATTGATTTATAGTGTCCACATTTAAAATCTGTTATAAATATATCTTTATTCATTATTGCATCTTTAAACTTTTTTTTAAATTCTTCATATATATTTATATATAATTGTCTTTTATCACCTTCTAAATTAATATATTCTTGTAAATCATAATCATTGACAATATTAATGTCTTTATCAGCAGCCGTTCCTATTATCTCCTGGTTTTCATACATTTCTAATATATTAAATGGTTTCTTCAAATAATTCATTATATTAATATTAATATAATAAATTTTATATTTTTATTTTTAGTTAATAAATTAATTATTTATACTTATATATAAAAAAAATTCAAAATTCGCCTCTTATTTAATATAATAATAATAATAAATAAGATATATGTTTTGAATTTTTATATTTATATAAATATAGATAAAATAAATTATTGTTTTTTTACATATTTTTTACGTCTTTTTCTTCCTTCTCCACCCATTGCTTCTATTCCTTTTTTTTGTTCTTCTAGTGTTAATCCTGATTGATCTATTAATTCTTGGTTTGGTTTTAATGTTGATCTTCTCCTATTTAAATTTACATTAGGTTTTTCATAAATAGTTTTTTCAGTTTCTTCATTTTCTGTAAATAGTGGTCGTGATGGTCCTGCACTTTCATTTCCTCTAACACTAATAATCGTATGTTCTCTTGTTTCTGTTGGATCAATTACAGCTCTTATTGTTTCAGATTTTTCATATTTATTAACTTGTTTTCCAATATTTCTAATCGTTTTTTCTATATCAACAGCGTTCCAAATAGCATTACCGGATAAATTAAATAGTGATGAATTTTGATATAAAATAATATCATTAAAAGATCCAACAAATCGCCGATATTCTTGCATATTATCAATATTATTATGATCTAATAAATTTTTTATATTCACGTTTACATCATCCGATATTTTAATATTTAACTTTTCTCTTCTTATTAAATTTTTCACTACTTGATTTATAAGATCTTCTTTACTATTAATATTTGCATTTTCCCCTGGTATATATTTTACTACTTTATTTATATATTTGTAGAAATCTTCACTATATTCATGCACATATGGAGTAACTCGTGATTGTTTCTGTCCTCTACCTTTCATAACTATTATATATATATATATATATCATAAAAATATAAATTAAACTTCATCTATAACATTTTCATTAACTTCAATTTCTGACCCACAACATTTAGACTTTTTAATATGTTTCAAATAATATTTAAATGTTCTTTCTATAAGTAGAAATATATTAAATAAAAAAGATAATAATAATAATATACTTTCTTGTTCCATTAATAAATATTCTATATAAAATAAATTATTAATATTATTATTTAAATAGAAAAGAATTATTATTATTTTAAAACAATTCATTATTAAATTGTTTAAATACTTCAACTAAAAAAATTTAATGATATATATATAATCAACGTTATATATCATTCAAATAATAAATATTGTCTTTTAATAATATGATAGCGTTTTTATTATATTCCAAAGCAGCATTTATTTCACTGTCAAATCTCCCTAAATAAAACCTTTTTTTATCAACCGTTATATAAGCTACAAATTTATTATTTTTGGTTTTTGCTACACCTTTATATATTGATGTGCAACTTTGGGGCGTCCTCTTTCGTTGATTATACATATTACTACTGAATGATACCCATCTTAAATTTTCACTTCTATTATCTAATTTATCTAAATTAATATGATCTACACATGTATAATCATTAGGATTTTCACAAAAATATAAAGCTACTAATTTATGAACTCTATGTGTTTTCTGTTTTCCATCTTTACTTAATACAATATTCATATAATATCCATCACTTATAGGTGTCATGAATTTATTAAATTTTATATTCTTCACTCTTCCCATATTTGATATTTCATAATTTGGATAATCTTCTATACTTTTAAAAATTTCCATATTTTATATATATTTATATATATATATAAAAAATTAAAAATAAACGCGTTATATATATAAGTATAAAAAACTAATAATTAATTTATATATTTATACTTATATATATATAAAAATACTAATTTATTAATTTTTATTATACTTATATATAATAAAAATTCAAAAGTTACCTCTTATTTAATATAATAATATAATATAAATAAGATATAGATTTTGAATTTTTTTATATATATAAGTATAAGTATAAAAATACTAATTTATTAATTTTGTTATATATCTTTATATAAGCATAAAAATTCAAAATTCACCTCTTATTTAATATAATAATATAATATAAATAAGATATAGATTTTGAATTTTTATATATATATAAGTATAAATAAAAAAATATAAAATAATTTAAAATTTTATTTTATATAATACTTATATATACAATATGGAAAACGAAATAAAATTATCACCCGCTGAAAAACATTATCAATCATTAAAAAATGCTGTTTCAAAGTATCAAAAAAAACCTGAAACCAAAGAAAAAAACCATGAGAAATGTAAACGATATAATGAAAAAATTAAATCAGACCCTGAAAAATATAAATTATTGTTAGAATCAAAAAGACAATATTATCAAAATGTAGTAAAACCAAAAAATGAATTAAAAAAAATAAAATAATATAGATTATTTATTTTAATTAAATTAATTTAAAATTTATTTTATATATATAAGTATATATAAAATAATGGAAATAGACACATTCTGTAAAAAATACGATTTACCAATTTTTGACTTTTACTATGTAATAAATAAAAATGATAAAAAAGAGCCTATAACAACTGTTAAAGATATGGACAAACTATCAATTCAAACAATTCAGAAAAGAATTGATTATCAATATAAACAATATAATGAAGAAGATAAAAAAAATTTTATTAAATCCAAATGGGTAATGTTAAATAGATGTAAAAGTTCAATTATATGTTTAGATATAGATATTGATATTACAATGGAAGAATTTAAAGAAAAATTATTATTATTACATCCAACATACAAAAATATTATTGATTTAATATGTAGTAGTATGTATACAAAAGCCAATACTAAAGGATTACATATTTATATTGAATCATCAACAATTTCAACAATAAAAGGTAAAGGTAATATATTAGACGTTTTTAAAGATTTTAAAGGTGATATATTATTCAAAACTGTATGGGAAAGATATGATGGTATAGTTTATAATAATAATATTAATTATGTAGACCTGATAAACATTGAATTTTTATTAAAAAAAGAATATGATGAAAAAAAAGAATATGATGAAAATAAAGTAGTCAAAACTAAAAATAAAGTAGATGTTACAGAGAACAATGATAAAAAATTAACTATAAATAATTATGACAATATTATAAATGATGAACGATACAAGGAATACACAAAATATCTTGATTTATTCAGTGTTAAACGTTTTGATTCTTTTAAAGATTGGTCGTGGTGGTGTCAAATGATAAAACAATCGGGATTACCATTTGAAATATTTGATTACTATTCATCAAAAAGTAAAAAATATATTAGTTCCGCGGATTGTTTAAAGCATTGGAACGCTACAAAAATATCGGATAAATATAAAACAACTATTCATTATTTTAAATCAATAGCTAAAAAAGACAACCCTGAATTATTTTTTAATGATGTAAATAAAATATTTAATGATGAAGACTGTGAAAAAATTAACAATGTAGAAATGATATTAAATACTGATAAATTTAATAAAGAATATAATATTATAACAATAAATGATAAACAAATTGATATTAAAAAAAATAAAGTTCTTAGTGATTGTATAGAAAAATTCCATAAAGATGATAAAATTAAATTTTTAAATATTAAATCATCATATGGAACAGGAAAAAGTCATTTATTAAAAGATTTGATAAAAATATATAATTATAAAAGAATATTATTTATTTCATATAGACAAACATTAACATCTGATGTTGTAAGTAAATTTTCAGAATATAATTTTGTTGATTATCGGACAAAACAATATTGCTCTGATCGTTTAGTTTTACAAGTTGAAAGCTTAAAACATCTAATATGTTGTGGTGAAATAATACCATATGATTTGATTATATTAGATGAGTCCGAATCATTATTAAATCAGTTTTCATCAAAAACTTTTAATTCTGGTTCTCGTGAATCATTTGAAATTTTAAAAGCTCTTATTGATTGTCATAAAACAAAATGTATTTCATTAGACGGTGATATGTCAGAAAGAACATATAATGTCTTAAAATCAATTAATAATAATATGATAAATGTTGTAAATACATTTAAACACGAACCAAAAACATATAATTTTATTGATAATAGAAGTAAATTTAGAAATATGATTTATGATGATATTAAAAATAAAATAAATATTTCTGTAGCTTGTATGAGTGCATCATATATTGATTATCTTGAAGAATGTATTAAAAATGATTTTAAAGACGTTAAAATATGTAAAATCACGGGTATGACTTCAGATGACATAAAACTAGACATATTCGATAATATTAATGAAAAATTAAAAGGATATAATGTGTTTTTATACAGTCCATCGTGTGAGGCAGGATGTGATATATTATTACCTTATAAAGTTTACGGTGTTATTTGTAATAAATCATGTTCTTCAAGATCATTCCGTCAAATGTTAGGTAGAATTAGAAATCCAATAAATGAAAAAAATATATTTACAATTTTAAATTATGATTTTAATTATTCAAGCGTTGAAAATAACCAATTTTGGACTTTTGATGAAGTAAAAAATAATATTTTACAATTTGATAAAGAATGTAAAGTAATAAAAGAGTTAGTATATGAAGAAGATAGAATTATATACAAATATATTGTAACACCATATAATACAACATATATTTATAATAAAGTTGAACGATTAAATAATACATCATATTATTTTATTCAAAATCTAGTAAATCAAATAAAAGAATCAGGTAATGTATACACATTACCTATTACACAGAAATTATCAGAAGAAGAAATTAATGATAATTTTAAAACTAAAGCATATGTTAATAATATGATAGAAAAATATCACAAAGAAGAAAAATTAAAATTAAAGGACAATGTTAAATATATAAGAATTAAAGATTATCAAGTTGTTAATATTTTATTAAATAACAAAGATATTAATAAAGATGATAAAAAAGTTTTATATAAATATTTAGATTTAAATAAAGATGTTATAAATGATAAAGTAGAAAAAATTAAACAAATTGATATTAATAAAAAAATATCCAAGACATCAAAGGTATTATCAAGTGATAATATAACAAAAGATAAATATGATATGTTAATAAGTAAACAAAAAAATAATGATGCTACAGAAAATGATAAATTAGAAATTATTAAACATGCACAACAGAAGATAATGATAAAAGAAGATATAACAAAAGATGATTTAATAAATGTTAATTATAATAATATTCATAATTATATATATTTATCAGATATAACAAAAATAAAATCAGGAACTTCTGAAATAAGACACGAAGAAAGATATAAAAAAATATTAATGATTGATAATGCAATTAAACAACTAGGATTTAAAAATATTAATGATACATCAATAATATTTAAGAAAGAAATGGAAAAGAACTTTAAAATAGAAAATGTAGAACTAATTAAAAATTGGGAATTGACAACTATATTATTTAGATTACATAAAAAGGAAAAGCCCGAAAATTTTAAAATGTTTTTATCATTATTACATACAATATTACCAAATTATAATATTGATATCAAATGTAATAATAAGTTTGACAAAGTTGAAAAAGTCGTTAAGTCATCGTGTAATATCATAAAATTAAATGGAATAGAAAAAATAGTAGAAAAATATAATTTAATAGAACAAAATAAAGAAATATTAGCGGAATATAAAGAAGCATATGAAAATGATAAATTAATTAAACATCACAAAGATTATATAGAAGATTTTGAAATATTAAAAAATGATTTTTCAATGATTATAAAAAAAGACATAGAAAGAGATGAAATGGGAAATGAAGATGAAATAAATTATTATAGAAATGAAATTAAAGTAATTGATAATATTATCAAAAATCATAAAATTATTATTGATAGAATTAATAATTTTATGATTATTGATAATAATAAATTTAAAGATAATTTAGAATTAATTAAAGAATATAAAATTGATGATGACGTAATAAATCATTATTTAAAATATTATTAAACAGTATTATATTAAAAATATTTTCATAATTTGATATCATAAATATTTATGATTGATAATAAAAAGTTTTTGTTAAACAATCAATGTTATGGCTTGATCATATGTGATTTTGTATTTCCTTTTATATTTGTCTAGTAGATTAATATATTTTTCGAGGTCTAAATTTAATTTTGTCATGGCGATTATTCGTGATACTACATGCCGGCCACATGTATTTATTGATGATTTTAATTTTTGAAATCTTTTTTTATTATAAATGACTATATAATTTTTATTGATAGCATCATTTAATAGTTTTTTTATATATTGTTTTGATTGATTCAGAACAATATTATTATCATTTTCTACATAATTTAAATCATTTATTGGATTTGTTCCGTAACTATTGAAATATTCTATTGTTTTATCATATCTCAATATTACAACCCAATGACCGACATTATGTGTATTTTCTATTAGTATAATCTTATATGACCTATCAGTAGGTAATAACTTTTCTATACTTTTATAATTTTCAAGATCTGAAAATTTTATAATATTGTCTTTAACATTTTTACCTAAAAAATATATTAAATCTGAATCTGTTAAAGGTTCTTCTATTTTATTATTTATTTCCGAAATATTTAAATTCATTTATTATAATAATACTTTATATATTAATATTATTAATTAAATAAAAAAGAATTAATATTATTTTAAAACAAATCATTATTAAATTGTTTTAAAATTTCAACTAAAAAAATTTAATGATATATATATCAGAGATAATTTATTAACATACTTATATATATAAAAAAATTCAAAATCTATATCTTATTTATTATTATTATTATATTAAATAAGAGGTAACTTTTGAATTTTTATATATATATATAAGTATAAAAATATAATAATTTATCTTATAGGACATGAGCCGCCTTTACATTCTTCATTACTTAAATATAATTCATCTTCTTTGGTTTCTCCTAAATTTGATAAATTTATATCTTTTAAATTTTTAATACCATCATTATATTCTTGTTCTGTTATTTCTTCTAATGGTGGATTTTTAAAGCCATGATTTTCTTTTAATAGAAAAGATAAAGATTTAAAATTATCATTGTAGTTCTTTTTTAAATATTCTTTAATTTTTGGTATTTCATCGAGAGTATAATATATACTACAACTTACAGAATTATCACTCCATTCAGTCTGAAGTCTTTTAATAATTTCCATTTGATCAATTGCCGACATATTTTCTGCCAATACTGAATTATCTGATGCTTTTAAATAAAAATCTATAATCTTGGTATTTTCATCTATTGATCCATCAAAACGTTCTTCATTATAAACATTGTATCCTGCATTTTTACATATATTAACTAAATCATTATTACTTGCTATTCTCATCCTACGTTTAATATATTTAGAAAATGCGGGATGTGCACCATAACATAACTCAGGACCTAAAACAGAAGATGATAAAGTGCCGGATGGTTTAATAGTTGTCATTTTTATACTATATTTCATTTTATATTCGGGGTGTAATACATTCATTATATCAACATATAATTTATCATATTCACGAATATCTTTATATAAACGAGGAAGCCATAATTTTTGTTCTTCTGATGATGATAAATAACCAGTAAAAGATAATCCCATTCTCCAATTCTCCATGCATATATCTTTTGTTTGTTTTTCGTGACAATCTAATAAATATGCATGCTTACATATTTTATATAAAATTTTCGTTATATCTAATAGTTCATAATAATTATTAAATTTACTTAAATTCATTTCTGCAAGATTACACACTTCTCCACTCTCCAAAGACATTTCTAAACAGGCGTTCCCGCCGATGGAATCACTTCTTTCTTTATATTCTTTTTCATTAGTTCTTCCTACTTCAGATGCTAGTTTTTTATTAAATAAGCCGAATGATTCGCCGTCGTGGAAATTATGCCAGAATTCATCATTATTAATAATATCATTAATGTCATCACATATTACTGTCATATTAACAAAAGCTCTACAGTTTGGGATATTTCCTGACGACCATCTTTTAGCTGTCAAATAAGAATATGATTTAGAACTACCCAAAGATATTAGTGCGCTCCGTCTTACATTTCCCGAAACCACACAAGATGATATATTACAAATCAAATCTAAAACATTAATATCTTTTAATTTTAAACCTCTATTTATATTTAATATTTTATTAACTTCTGATATCATTTTAATTAATTCTTCATCACCAGAACTCAATCCACCAAAAGCAACATTTGCACCTCGTGGTCTTATTTTTGTAGTATTATAAACAAAATCATTACCTGTTATAAAATGTGCATCTATTGTTTTATTTAATAAATCTACCCAACCTTCACGACTATCTTCTACAAAATAAGCATTATTATTTGAATTATCTTTAATAATATTTATATTTTTGTCTATAACAATAGGAAGTTTATTAATATGATAAGGCATTACACCAAAACCAACACCAGTGCCTAACATCAACCAATTAAAAACTTTACCAAATACATTTATATTATCAACATCTATATACATACAATTCATTAATGATCCATAGCCTATTTTATCAACTGTTTTAGTTCCTAATTGAAATAAATATCTACCCGCTACAGTGGCTCTGAAATTTTCCATATTATATCTTAAACTATATTCTTCTTCAGGATTAAATGATATTTTTAATTGTGTTTTACAACCATTAATTACTCTATCAATTGAATTCCCCCATTCTTCAGTGATATTATTATGATCATTAAAACGGCGTGCATAAGTCCTCTTATATACAAGATAATTAAACATATTACCGAATTTTATATATTTACTCATTAATATATATAATCTATATATATTAAAAAATTAAAAAAATCTAAACCTCCAAATTTAAATCTGTATCAATTAATACTTTATTGTTTTTTGTTTTTCTTGGTTTTCTTGGTTTTTGTTCTTTTTTTACACTACTTAAAATTTCATTTAGTCTATCGTTACTCGACGATGCATTACAATTTTTAACATATTCTTCCTCTATAATATCGCGCATTTTAATGGTCTCAGTCATAATATTCAACATACAATTTTTAATTTTTTCTATTATTTCATTATCCATAAAATATTATTATATATTATTGTTATATATTATTTTTTTAAATAATTTTATATATAAAAAAATCTAAATAATATATATATATGGATTTTAAAATTAATTTAGTAACAATTACCCCACGATGTGAAGAGACAATAATATATATTGCAAGAGTATCATCTGATAATCAAGATAATCCAGAAATAGAAAAATTAATAAAATATTGTATTAAAAATTGTCATTTTTCAATTTTTGAACATGGATTTATAACTATTGAATTAAATATACCGATAATGTGTGCGCGTCAGATAATGAGACATAGAAGTTTTTATTTTCAAGAATTTTCCCAAAGATATAATATACCATTAAAAATAGCAGGTAGTTTTTATGCCGGAGAATTTAGATTAAAAAATTATAAAGGTAATAGACAATCATCATTTATAACACATCCAAATAATGAAGAATATAAAAAAAAAGTAATGAAAATATATGATGATATAAAAACTTTATATAAAGAAATGTTAGATAATGATGTATCTTTAGAAACAGCCCGGGCATTTTTACCACTAACCACATATACAAGATTATATATGTCAGGAAATATAAGGTCATGGTTATTTTTTATCAATGAACGATGTAAAGACGGAACACAACGAGAAACACGTGAAATAGCTTTAGAGATTAAAAAACTATTATTTAAATATATACCTATTATAATGAATGCATTTTTTAATGAATGATTATATAATTCTATTCAGTAGCTATTAAATATTCTGTTTCTTTCTTTTCAAATAGTAATTTTAACGATGCACACATACCAGAATATAAATATAATGGATAAAATGTTCCATCTTTATGTCTCCAATAACATTGTATATCAATATTATTAATTCCTGAATTACTTATCAAGTCTATATAACGGTATTGTGCATTAGGAACATATAAAATATTTGATTTATAAAATTGTTCATTAACTTGAATATCTGTAATAATTGGAAAAAAATTGCTATTTGATGAATTAGTAACTTTAACATTATTTTCATATATTGCAGGATTTGACAACTGATTATAAACACATGGCAATGTTGGAGATGTAAAAACAATAGATGAAACTGGTGATATATTTGCGCTTGTTTCATATTGTTGCTTATTTAATATATAGTCTTGATTACCATTATATTTGATGTTTGAAAAATACCAGTCAAACTTAAGACGATAAAAACGTCCAAGCGTTGCAGTTGAATATCGTTCATAAGATAAAGTATTAAACCATGTCTGTAATTCACGATTAAAATATATTTTTGTTATAACATTGTGTAATGGTAGATTGCCATTATCAGCAAGATTATGATAAAGTCCATAAACTTCTAATTTAGAATCATTCATATTATAATTACAAATAATATGATCATTACCGTTTCCATATAATGCCATATTTGCAGCATCAATTGCTTTATTTATTAATAATGTAAAATGTGATAATGAATTACCCCAATAATAATCTTCATCTCCTAATCTAGCATTTTTATTTTCAGGCTCCCATGTTATATATTGTTGATGAACGCCTACTATATCTCCTGTATTTCTTGCTACTAATTCGAGCGTTATGCTATATATTAATCTATTAGGGAGACTTCCAGGTAGTGGTATTACATTATAAGATGGTAATGATGAAGTGTCAGTTTGGAATCTTACAATAGATAATAAATAATCACTAGCTTTATTAACAAAAGGAACATTTCGTGCTTCTGAAAAATCAAGCTTTAATGCTCCAGATGATGGGGAAAACTTATTATAAACATTAATATCATAATAAATATGTGTAGGTTCTGATAATCTTTTTTTTAAATCTGACATATATATAATTAATTTATAAAATTTTTTATATATATATATATATGAATTGTTTTATATGTCAATATTTAAAATACATAATTATTAATATTTCAGAGTGTAAAGAACATATGCAATACAATTATGATGAATTACGGAGGGATACCATTATATATTATTCTGAATTGTAAAAAATAAAGAAGGGCCCGGGTTTTAGATTATATTTATATTATTATTAGTAAAAATTTATAAATTTTTACTATTAATAATATAGAAATAATATAAATATAATCTAAAACCCGGGCCCTTTGTTATTATATATTATTAATATACTTATATATATAAAAAATTCAAAATTCACCTCTTATTTAATATAATAATAATAATAAATAAGATATAGATTTTGAATTTTTATATATATATAAGTATGTTAATAAATTATCTCTGATATATATATCATTAAATTTTTATACTTATATATATATATATATAAAAATTCAAAATTCACCTCTTATTTAATATAATAATAATAATAAATAAGATAAATATTTTGAATTTTTACCATTTAGACTTTTTTATTATTTGTGGTTTCGGTGTTTATATAATAGTAATATTTTTTTTATTAGTTTTTTCTTCTTGAGGTTCTGTATCATCTATAAAAGTGATATTTTTTTTATTAATAGTTTTTTTATCAATAATTTTTTTATCAATAATATTTTCTGTAACTGAGATAATATTATTATCTTTTAATTCTTTTGTGTATAATTGAGCATATTCTTTTATTTGGTCATTTGGTATTATGTTGTCTTCTTTTTTTTCAGCACTAATAATCTTTTCTTTAGTTAATACATAATTTAACGATAAATAATCTTCATCTTCTTTGGTTTCAATTTCTTTTTTATAAAGTTCTGAACTTCTTTTAATTCTAATAAATCCTATACCAATAGATGGTATTTTACCACTTTTTTTATCTGTAACAAGTCCCTGTTCTTTACCGTCCCATCCTTTAATTTGTTCTATTGTCACTTCTGCATCTTTTGTGAATAACCATTCAGCATAATGATCATATTTTAACTTACCTATAATATCAGGTGGTGGTGGTTTTTTTCTTGGTTTTTTAACATTTTCAGTTTCTTCTTTAATATCTTCTTTACTTCCGCCTGTTCTTGACTTTCTTATACCTTCTTTATATAAATTATAATTTGTAACATGTGGACCATATACTAAAGCTATTAAAACGCCATTTTCTTTTAGTAAATAATATGCTCTCATCACAAAATCCAAATCATAAATTGATTTATCATATACAAAAGTTCCTTTTAAATCATCCATTGTTCTTGGTCTTAAATTAAATGGTGGATTCATAATTATTAAATTATATCTATCAGATGGTAAAAATGATAAAAAGTTTTTAGTTTCAGCAACTTGTAAAACACTTTCTCCTAATTTTAATGATCTTTCCTTTAATGCTTTTCTGAGTTCATCATCATATTCAACAGCATGAAATGTTTTAATTTTATTACTAAAAATATTATTAGTTAAAAAGTGATAAAGAATGTTACCAGAACCAGCACTTGGTTCTAAAAATAGGTCAAAATTTAAATTATTAAATTCTTCATTAGATAAATTTAAAAATGATTTTAAATATCCGTTACCTTCACTATCACATATTTTATCTAATACAAACGTTGGGGTAAAATACTGTTGCTTTTTTTTAATATCCCAATTTTTAATTTTATCTTCTATTTTTTTATCATAATGTTTTTTAATTCTTGTCAAAGTTTCTCCTGTTTCCATTAATTCTTTTAAATTAAAAGTTGTATTTCTTATTTTTTCTACTTCATTTTTCCCAATTTTTGGATATTGTTTATTTACTACATTTCTTAAATATTCATTTATTAATCCATTTTCAATATCTTCAACTCGTGCCACTTCTTTATCTAATGTCTCAACAAATTTTAATATCGTTGCTTGTTTAGATATTGATAATAATACTATCATAATTTCAGGGCCGGGTAGTTTATCGATAATCTTGCTCATTTCACGTTGTAATTGGTCGGTTTCATAACGTGTAGCAACTCCCGCCTCATTTAAATATTTTTGTCGTTCTTCTTGACTCTTTAATTTTTTATATTGTTCAAGTTGAAATTCAGGTAATTTTGATGCTAATTTTTTTAATTTTACAGCAGTTCCCATATCACCACCCCCTATTTGTTCTTTATTTTGTTTACTTAATTGATTTCTAAAATCTTGAAGTTTTTTTTTCATTTCAACAAATTTATTATAGTCTTGTATAACTTCAGTTATTTTTGATTCATTTATTTTTTTTATTAAATTTTCTTCTTGTTCTTGGGTGCATACCACATATCTATAAACATTTACATAACGCCATTCATTCTTTAATTGTTGATGAGATTGGAAACGAATTGCCCGGGCTATTGCTTGCTCTGATCGGCTTTCATTCCATAATGGCTCCATTAAAAATATTCCCTCTGTATTTTTACAATCTAATCCTTCAGTCCCCGCGTCTGAAATTATTAATACTTTTATATTTTCTACTATTATGTTATTATTTTCATCAAAACGATCATAATTATAATCTCTTAAAGCATCTTTTCGTTGTGTTAATGATTCATCACCTGTAATTTTATATATTTTAATGTTTGGTATTTTATATATTTGTTCTATTATATACCTTATCCCCTTTTTTGCTTTTTCTTCTTCTTCACTACCACCTGACATTCTACCGTATCCTTTATTTTTTTCAAAATATACAACTTCTCCTGTTTCTTCATTTACCATTCTTTCTTTTCTTGGTTTTGACATTCCAGTAAAAATACTATAAATAATAAATTTACCTGTTCGCTTCCATCCTTTAATAGTTTTTTCTAAATGTTCCATTTTTAACCCTCCAATTGTTATGCTTATGTCTCGAGCAGCATTATAAAATGCTTTTTTAACTTTAACATCAGCTTTGGCTATATTACTATATTGTTTTTTTACTAATGGATCAATATCTAAATTATTAATAGTTTCAGATGTTCCACTGTTATTGATCATATCATTATATGCTTTTGCATCATCTCCTGTTAATTTCAACGGGACAAATGTTTGAACTCTTCGGGGATACTTTAAATCATTGGGATTTTCAGCGCTTGGTATTTCAAAATGTGATATTTTATATTTAAAATAATCTATTGTTGAAGAAATAGAAGTTGTTATTTGATAAAATGTATTTTCATCTACAGGATCAACATAATTAATGGTTGCCATTAAATTCTCAATATCATAAATTTTATTAATAAATGGTGTAGCGGTCATTAAAATGACTTTTCCATATATTGAAAGTCTTGTCAATTTATTAATATAAAATCCTCTCATATTTTGTGTAGGATAAATAATGCCTTTATCTTCTTTTGTTTCTATTTTAGTCCTTAAATAATGGGCTTCATCTATTAATATTAATGTATTTGATATATCATTAACTGTTTGTTCTGTTCTTTTCTTATAATAATTTATTGCTTTTTCATATGACATAAATAAATATCTATTGTCTCTTATATCTAATCCATAATAATGCATAGATCTTAAAAAATTTTCAATTAATGAAGGAGGTGATATAAATATAACTTTTCCGTTAGGTTTTAATTTTAAGAAAAAATATGATGTAGCAACAGCAGTAAATGTTTTTCCTGTTCCTGTTCCATGGAATAATAATGCCGCTTGTAAACCACTAAAGAAAAAATGAACTAAAAATTTTATTTGATGTTCTTTTAGTTCTATTTTTCTTTCTACTTGTTCACCATTTATAATACCTTTAAAATTACCTTCTATAATATTATATTGAGCGTCTTCTTTTTTCATAAATTCTTCCTGTTGATCTTTTTTATAAACTTTTGCCTTTTTATCTACTAATGATAAAATATTTTTACTTGTTAATCCTCGTTGTATTGGTCCCAATTTTTCCATTTCTTCATTTGTTGCTAGTTTTGATATTTTCTCTAATACTCTTAATCGTTTATCTTTACTTTTTATAATATTCTTAAAGTGTGCTCTTAACTGAACAACAGGGTATTTTTTAATTAATTCATATCTTTCATTTATAATATTAATTGGTAATTTACTTTCTATTTTTTCTTCAATTATTGGTCTAATTTTACCTGTTTTTAAAATATATGTTAAATCATCTTTATTTAATCCACTTATTCCTTTAATACCTCTTTTTTTTAATATATCTTTTATTTGTTTTGATGACATTTTATTATCTTTCATTTTTAAAAGTTCTTTTTTTAATTTATTATATTCATTTGTAGTAATTTTTAATTTTTGTTTTAGTTCTTCATCCATTTTTTTAATATTTTCATAATCCATAACTATATATTATAATCATATTTTATATTTTTTGTAAAACACTAATTTATTAATTTTATATAAAAATATAAAATAATATATTATAATATTATATATGGATATAAACACATTATTCGACTGTAAAAATATAAATAATTCTTCTAAACAATTGTATATTAATAATCTTATAAAATTAAATGATAATAAACCTATTAAAAATTTAAATTTTTTAAAAAAGTATGATATTATTAATAAAAAATTAGAAGATTATAAACCAAACACAAGGAGAACATTTATTATCAGTATTGTATCATTATTAAAATGTATAAATGACAATAAAAATAAAAATATTTTAAAACATTATTATGAATTAATGATGGATTATAATAATCAGTTAAAAAATCAAAATGATAAAACTGAAAATGAAAAATCTAATTGGTTATCACAAGATGAGATAAAAACTATTTATGATAATTTAAAAAATGACATTAATAATATTAATAGTAAAAATTTATTAATTGATGATTATAATAAAATATTAAATTATGTTTTATTATCTTTATATTTACTAAATCCACCAAGACGTAATAAAGATTATCAATATATGAAAATTATTAAAATTTATAAAAAAGATTTACCAAATGATATAAATTACTTAGATTTAACAAATAATAAATTTATTTTTAATAATTACAAAACTAATAAAACTTATAAACAACAAATATTTGATATTAATGATGATTTGATGAATATTATAAACTTGTATTTAAAATATCACCCTAACAAAAAGGAATTAAAAGATAAAAAAATAACATATTTTATAGTTGATTTTAACGGCTTACCTTTTAAACATGTTAATGATATAACAAAAAGATTAAATAAAATATTCGGTAAAAATATTGGTGTTTCTATGTTAAGAAAAATTTATTTAACAGAAAAATATAAAGATACAAATGATGAAATGAAACAAGATGCTGAAGCCATGGGGACATCTACAAATACTATAGAAAATAACTATTTAAAAAATGATTAATCATTTTTTATGATAATTATAAGAAAATGTAGAATAAATATAATTTATCTTTACTTATATATAATAAAAATTCAAAACTTATATCTTATTTATATTATATTATTATATTAAATAAGAGGTAAATTTTGAATTTTTATATTTATATAAGTATAAATATAAAAATTAATAAATTAATATTTATACAAACTGATCAAGACCGCCTTTATATGGTTTTGATCTTGCACCGCCTGAGCTAGAAGCAACAACATTTGAACGTGTGGGTGCAATTTTTCTCATAGCGGAGCCTATTGAATTTGATAATGAACCACCAACTAAACGATGATATAATGATGAAGACATTGCACTTTGTGATTGTTGAGATTTTGTATTCATCACTATCTCTTTATTTAATAATCCTGAATTAGTATTACTCGACCCTTGAACAGTATTGAATATACCAGCATTACAACATACAATAACTAATTCTAAACCTCCATTTGCAGACGTTATTTGACTCCCTGTTCTATTATTAACAGTAACCTCAACTTGGAGAGAAAAAACACCTATAGAACCATTACTATAAAAGTCAGGAAGTGATAAGTCCATACTTGGATCTAATACAATAAATGACCCCGAGCATGCAGAATTAACAGCACTTATACCACCAACACCAGATACAAAAGTACCACTTGGTGCTATGTTTGAAAAATCAGGCCATGCACACTGTAAACCATTTTTAACACTAATTTTATATAAATCATATTCTGTAGCACTTGATAATAAACCACTAACATTATTAAAATTAATATTCATACTTGTAATAGGTAAAAATCGTGGATATTGTCTATCAAGTGATACACTACCGTCAAGAAATCGTGGGTTTGTTGTAATAGGTCTATTTCTAATACCAATAAGTAAATAATCAGGTATTTGGTTCAATTGTAAACTATTGCTTGTAATTCGGACTGTCTCATTAGCATCAACAGTTGAATTATAAGTCGTTATGTATCTTGGAAAATCAATAAATGGAACACTATTTTTACTTTGCACTAATTGTGATGGTTGTAAACTTAAAAAACAACATTGAATCTGTGACTTTCTTATATCTTTTAATGAAAGATTTATATTATTAGTATCAGCAAAAGCAGCGGATCCTATAGTTCTATCAACAATATAAAAAGCCCTCAGAGCGGATGGGTCGAGATTAAAAACCATATTCAAAGTATTAATTCCTACAAGTCCAGCATTATTATATTCACTAATACCATTAAATATAAAAGGTGATAAAAATATAGGTTCTACTGTTTCAATTGTAAAATCTAAAGATATTATAGTTCCAGCATTCTGTTGTGCACCTGAAGTATTAGTATATCGTATTACACTATTATTAACAGTTAATGAACCACTAGCAGATGTGAGAGTAACATTTCTTACTGAATAAATTTCATTACCATATAATGACCCTGGGTAACTACTCGCATAAGTCCTATTAACATTATGTAATCTTTCAGTTGAGGTGACAGGAGAACTTGGAATTAATACATGATCTAATGTTGGACATAATCCGTTATATTTTTGTAACTGTTTTTTATTAATCAATGGTGTTAAAAATGGCTTTAGATCATTTAAATTTATACTGAGAGATGTATTATTAATATTACATTGAATTGTGTTTACCAGACTGTTAAAAGGGAATGAATTGATAACTAGATCTTTATAAAAGAAATCGCTTAAATCACAAGTTCCGCCATTAGCAATATTTTGTGACGTTGCAAATGAAAGTGAAAAAACCATTTCATTCAATATACTAATATTTCTGTCTAATACTACACTTTCAGACGGGACATTGATATTATGGGTTATTGTATTTGTGCTCTTAGAAACGGCTTCAAAACTTTGATATGTTGAAGATGAAGCACCACTTTTTACTCCAAATGTGCATCTATCTGTTATTTGTTCTATTCGTGAATCTGTAATTAATACAGTGTCAAAATCCATATATATATATATATTATCTATATATAAAAATTTTTTATATTGTTATTATATATATGTTCAATTCTATAGCTTATGACAATGAATATAACCATAAAATAGCTTCTTGGTTTAATGCTTTAAATTCTAAAAATCAAAACCCCGAGCCTGATAATTTTTTTAAAAATAATGTAGGTCTTTATAAAAATGGTATGGTTGGAGGAAATAGAAATGCATTTACTCGTCAAATTGGGGGTTCTAGACCTTATTTAAATGTTGGTGTATATGATAGGGACCAAAAAGAAAGTCAAAAAATAGTGCCAGGTGTTAATGCATCAATGATTCCATATTATCATCAATATGAATTAAATAAAATTGATAATAACTTATCAGATTTTCAAGGAGGTAATGTTTTTAAAAAAATAGGTAGAACGATAAAAAAAGTTGTTAAAAATCCAACCGTTAAGAAAATAATATCTTCAGCATTAGATGTTGGTGCACCAATAGCAGGAAAGGCACTAGGTACATTAGTTGGACAGCCTATTTTAGGAGCTCAAGCGGCAACTATAGGACGTAAAATATTAAAAGAATCTACAGGTTATGGAAAAAAAGGTATTGCTTTATATAAAGGTGAAGGTGTAAAAAGTGGTGGGTGTTGTCCAAAAGAAGGAAAAGGTGTGAAAAGTGGAGGTGTAAAAAGTGGAGGAGCAGGACCTGTAAGTGGAGGTGTAAAAAGTGGAGGAGCAGGACCTGTAAGTGGTGGAAAACGAATTAATAAAAGAGCAGAAATAGTAAAAAAAATAATGAAGGAAAAAAAAATGTCTATGATACAAGCCAGTAAATATGTTAAAGATAATAATTTATATTAATTTAATAACATACTTATATATATATAAAAATACTAATTTATTAATTTTTATTATACTTATATATAATAAAAATTCAAAATCTATATCTTATTTATATTATATTATTATATTAAATAAGAGGTAAATTTTGAATTTTTATGCTTATATAAAGATATATAACAAAATTAATAAATTAGTATTTTTATAATTATACTTATATATATATAAAAATTCAAAATATTCCTCTATTTATTATATTATTATTATATATAAATAAGAGGTAAATTTTGAATTTTTTTATATATATAAGTATGTTAATATTTATATCTGATATATATATCATTAAATTTTTTTAGTTGAAATTTTAAAACAATTTATTAATGATTTGTTTTAAAATAATATTAATTCTTTTCTATTCAGATAATAATATTAAAATATAAAGTATTATTATAATAAATGATATTAAATACAATTTGTAAAGTTTTAAATAATATATTTAAACTTTATTTAAAGTTGATATATTTTATATTTATCGTTTTACTAATTATAATAGTAAAAGTAATAATAATAATATATAGATTTTTTTTATGTAGTGAATATATATATACTTATGATTCCTCAATATAATTATAAATACATAAATGAATTAAATGATACTAAAAAAGAAGTATTAAGATATTTAAATCGTCAAGTTAAAATTAAACCTGTAGAAAATCAAATATTAAATAATTTAAAAACTTTTAATAAAAATATTATTAATATTAATTCTGATTCATTATTAAGATCAATAAATACAGGTTTAAAATCATATATTGATGAGTTGGATGTTTTAACAGCATCAATATTACCATTTAAAAAAAGGGGAAGACCAGAAAAGGAGAAAAAACAACCGAAAGAAGAAACAGAAACAACAAGGATTATAACACCCGAAGAATTTGAAGATAGAAACAAACAAATTGATGAATTAATATACGAAATAGAAGAGATTAAAGAAGAGCATAAGAGAGTGGTAAAACAGCATAATGAATATATAGCAAAATTAAGAGAAGACGAATTTACAACTAAACAAGAAATAACATTACTTAAAAAAACTATAGAAGAAAAAGAACTATCAAATAAAAGATTTAAAGAAATGATGGAAAATTATATAGGTATGTTAAGAGAGCTTGAACAATTAAATGATGATATGAAAAAGACTGCAGATGAAGCCAATGCTTTAAATGTAAGTGAAGATGTAGTATTAAAACTTTTTCCTACAGTAGCAAATTACACTGCACGTAGTGTATATACTCATCAAGCTAAAGGTCAACCAAAAGTTGAAATAATAGTTGAAAAAGTAAAAACATTTTATGAAATAAGGAAAAAATACAAAAATTTATATCAAGAAACAATAGTTTTAAGGTCAAAAATTATAGAAATAGTGGAAGGAATACAATTGCCATTACATGAACAATCAAGATTTATAAGTGTAGGAGAACCAAAAGAAGGAAGCGGACGTATTGGAGGAGCGATGGAATATAATGTAAACACTGTTTTCAATAATATAAATGAATTTTTAAAAAAGTTATTAATAGATACAAATAGATATTTAGTTGCTGTATCAAAAAATATATCAAAGTCATTATATTATGATAAAATTGATATACAAGATTTTAATAATATTAAAAAAGAACTAGTTATAAAATATAATCATTTCATAGATATATTTTATAAAAGAAGTGCAGGTGATTATTTACCTGAAGAATCAGAGGAGAAATATAATGCAATTTTTGACAATATAAAAAAAAGATTAGATGAAATTAGTAAATTTATATCATCAAATGTAAATCGTCCTGATGTTATACAAGGTTCGGGATTTAGTGATAATAAATTAAAAAGAAATTATATGTAGTAAATTTATATATATGGTTGATTTAGAAGACTATAAAAAAATATTATTAATTGATGGTATTAAATATATGGTAAAACCAAGTAATAAAAAAGATAAGAAATATGATGTTTTCTATGTTTATAATAATAAAGATTTAGGCGGTAAATCAGGACTTAAAAAAAATGAATTTATGACAAAATATTTATTATCATTTGGTGCTAAAAATATGGAACATTACTTTGATAAAATCGGGTTTTATGAAAAATTAAATCATTTAGATGAAGAACGAAAAAGACGTTATATATTAAGACATCAAAATGTAGGAAATATTAATGATGTTAAAAGTGCTGCTTTTTGGTCTATGTGGTTTTTATGGGGTGATACAAAATTATTATAATATTTTTTTATTATATATAAATAATATATATATAATGTCTGGCTTTTTTAATGAAATAGTTAAAATATATAATATAAACCCACCACAACAAGCTGAAGAAACACCTGATTATAAAAAATACAGAAATATTGATTATAAAACTAATGAAATGGGACTAAAAGATATAGATGATGAAAACAACCTTCATTTATATTTGTATAATAATAATGGAATAAAACAGAACACAGGAATAAATATGTCAATTGATGATAACACAGGAAATCATGAAATAAATTTTCTTATTAATGGAAATAAAACATTAACAATAGATAAAAATTTTAAGCTTGATAATAATATTTATTCGTATGGTGTAATACCAAGTAGTATCTCAACCGAAACTTTAGAAGTATGGATTGATACTTCAATTACTGAAAATGTTATTATTGATGACAAAGGAATTGTTCAGCAACTTTTACCACGCAATGTGACTCCTACACAGAAAATAATTTTTACAAATGATCTAAGAACTGGTATTACTTATGATTATATAGATAAAATGGTAGTTTTAAACGTGAATAATTCAACATATTTAAGATCATCAACATTATCAAATCATTTTTCAGGACAAACAGCACCATATACATTAACTGTTGTATCTTCTCCTAAATTAATATCACAAACTTCGACTTTTTCACTTACTTTAATATCATTTATAAATACAACTAATGCAACAGCAAGACCTAATATTTTTTATACTTTGACATCATCATTAGTTTATCAAATTGGTGCAATGCAAGGAACGGCAAATTCATCATCTCATCATATATCAACTTTTGAAAGATTTAATGATAGGAAATTTATAATATCATTAGTTGTCAATACTGATAATTCTGTTTATTTATATATAAATGGTTTATTTGTATCAATTGGAAATCATCAATTGGAAAGACCAAATGTGCTAGCTATTGGTAGAGATGCAGCAATAGGATCAGCGAATTATTTTAATGGTAAATTTGGAGAATTAATATTACAACGAGAAGCTTTGACTTTATCAAAAATATTAGATTTACATAATTATTTAAATAATAAATGGAATGTTTATGAACGTTCAACAGTGGATATATTTTGTATAGCGGGCCAATCCAATGCACGGGGCACAGGTCTATTTACTGGTGGAGAATCGGAATATGGGAAATATGTAGATCCTGAATATTTTTTTCAAGCAACAGCAAATATTCCCGAAGTCCCTTTTTTTGAAATACATGATAATATACGTACTAAGTCTGTGCGATTTAGAGGCGCCAATACTAATATTTTAGTAGCGGAACAGGACAATGAATCAATAGGTAGTGCATATCCTTCATTTTGTAAAGAATATTATAATAAAACAGGTCGTGAAGCTATAATTATTAGTAGTGCAAGAGGTGGGACGTCTTTATTAAATGTTAATGAATGGGATCCATCAAACTATCAAAATAATCTTGCACGGAAACCTATTGAAATTTTACCACTATTAATAAATAAATTAAAAAAATACGGTTACACTGTTAATAAAAAAAATATTTTTTGGTGTCAAGGTGAATCTGATGCTTCAGGTGGTGCTACACAACAACAATATTATGATAAATTTTTACAATTACATGATTTATATATAAATAATGGCTACGATAATTTTTTTTATGTTTCAATAGCAGACAATAATTATCCAACTATTAACTCTGATAATGTTATTAATGCTCAAAGACTTTTACAAAATGCAAGACCTAACAGTTTATTTTTAGTATTTGATAATAGAATATTTACATCATTTGGTAGTGGTTTATTACAATCTGATAATGTTCATTATCAACAACAAGCATATAATATTATGGGCAGAGAATCGGCTAGAATGATAAAAGATATTATTTATGATAATTCAACATCACAAGTAAATAATTTATTAATAGGTAATAATTTGAAAGTTATGGGTGAAACTACATTTAATAATACTATAAAAACATATGATGATATTATTATTAATCCTAAAAGATCATTAGAATATAGTGATATAGAATTAAGAAGAATATTTAACATAGTAGCTGTTAATAATCCTTCTGGTTTTGTGGGTTCTGTAAATTCTGTAACATATATTCCAGTTAACAATTCTTATATTGGAGTATCAGAATATGGACTTAATACCGCAGATAATGCAACTGTAACATCTTTCCCAAGGTTTTATTTTTCTAATAATGGTTTTACATGGTCAACATCAACAGAATCAATAATAGATAGTAACAATCCACCGGCTCAATACTACTCATTGGGTGGTGTTGCTTATGGTTCAAATAATAGAGTAGTAGCAGTATTTATAAGTGGTAATAGACATAACACAAATTTTAGACGATTTATATATTCTGATGATTTTGGCACAAGTTGGATTTCTACGGGTTCAAATACTAGCCCAACAGTTTATAATAATGTAAAGTTTATAAATAACATATTTATTGCATTGGGGTTAAAAACCATTGGAAATCCCGCTCCCAGCAATA